GAACCACTATTATTTTCATTACCTTCTACAGGTACTGTTATTTCCATAGTACGTCTATTACCTAAAAAATTAACTGATAAATCTGAAATATATGCATAAGGCATAAAAAGTATATCTTCTACTATAGCTTCATATATTACTGGGATATCTACAAGATTTTTAGTAATTCTACCAGGTCTATTTTGATAAGTTAATCCAAATATTAATTGCCAATTTTTTAATATATCCTCATAACTACCTGTGTTTAATAAGGGTAAAACTATATTAACTGACCTACCATCTTGTGACATTTGAAATTGTCTAGATTCTTCTATATAAACGCCAGGTCTTAATGCAAATACTGCACCTGCAACCTCTGAAGCTGCATCAATAGCAGCTCTTTGCATACCGCTAAATAGATTTTCTTGATCTTCTCCCATAGCAGTAGTCATACTCCTATATTCATCGTTTAAAAATGGTAGAATATATTGAAACCCTGTACTTTCTATACTATATAGTCCATTGTATGGTTGTAACACGGTACTTTTGAAAGTTTGAGTACCTAAAAGTTTTTCACTAACTAAATTTTGAGTTGCTTCTAAGGTATCTGATATAGTAGATGCACCCCCTTTTACTAAATTAGTGGTTGATTCTAATATCGAACCTTCTTTAATAGCACTATCGTCAAAAAATATAAAATCACCTTGGGCTATTTTATCAGATAAAGTTTTAGCTAAGTCTGCAGTAGCATTAATCGAATAAGCAAGATTGGTAACGGTACTATTTTTAATAATTCTCTTTTCTTTCAAAGATAAAATAGGTACGTCTAAACGTGAACTTTTAGGACTTTTAGTCCATTGAAATTCTTCTAATACATTAATTGGTATATATGGTGTATCACCACCATTTAACTTATTATAAACTTCATTATTTTGAAGATTTAAATTAGCAGAGTTAGTATTAGTACCAGATCTTATTAAAACTGGGATAGTATTATCTTTACCAAATTTTAAACTCCATAAATTATTTGCCATTAATAATATTTAGTATTAAACAGCAAATTGCATATCCCTAAAACCAGATCTACTTTGATTATTTACTATACTACTACTTCTATTATTAATAATAGTATTTCCGCTATTAGATTTTTCTAATATGGCTTGCAATAGCATATTATTTCTTTTAAGTTCATTCATTTGATTTTGACTTATTTTTAGATTCATATTATTAATATCTATAAATGTATTTTTATCTAAAATATTTTCTAAATTTAATGTAGATGTATTATCTATTATATTTCCATTATCTGTAGGTACAAATAATTCAGGCCCAGCTTCCCCTACCATATATGGTTTATTTTCTCTAACTGGGCCGCCTTCTCTTCTTTCTTCAAGTTTTTTACCCGCTGCAATTTGTTCTGCTGCTTCCATATCATCTTCAACCGGTCCTAATTCAACTCCTAATAAATTAGCAACTCTATTTCTTACACTAATACCTAAAACAGTTTCAGGTAATATTCTTAAAACTTTCATTAATAATTTATCTTTCAAAGGTCCAAAAAATCCCCCTAAAGTGCCTAAAACTTTTTTATAACCAGCTTGAGTTTTTTCCCCTGTTTCAGCATCAGTGCTACCAAAAAAGAAATCTCCAATTGCTTTAAGAACCGGTAAACCATTACCACCTATTTGATCTAAACCTTCTCTAAAATTACCTTTAAATACTTTTCCTATACCTTCATATATACCTATAAAATTTTTCATAGGAAATTTATCTTTAATAGGTTCAATTAAAGCAGCAACAAATGCCTTAGCACCTCCTGCTATATTACTAATTTTTTCACTCATTCCGGATGCCATATCATCAACTGTACCTTCTCCCCCAAGAAATAAATTATTGATTAAATTTAATACATCAAAAATTGGCATAGCTGTAACCATTTTACTAATACCTGAAGAAAAATTACCTGATAATACTTCACTAATACCAGTACCAAATGATATAAAATTTCTTAAAGGAAAGACATTCTTCATTTTTTCAAATATTTTACCCATAAACTCTTTCAAAGTTCTTGTTTTAGCTTGACCCATCGTTTCTCCTTCTTGTTGTTCCGTACCAACACTTAACATAGCACTTAAAGTATCAATACCTAACTGAAGAGGAAATGCAAATGCTTGACCACCAGGTACAAAATATAATAAACCAGCTAAACCGCTAGCTAAATCAAATAACCCACCTATATGATCATCATTTTTAAATGCACTATAAGCAAATCCAAAACTAATTACTGAACCTATTAGCGGTATTTTTTTCAATAGAGGTTTTAATATAACACCTAATCCTTTAGCTGCCATTTTTAAACCAGCTGCTAATCCACCCTTTCCTATAACTTGAAGAGTGTCTTGCAACCCTGAACCTCCTCCAGCAAAAAGACCTCCAACTAAAGCCCCTAAACCGCCAAGTATAACTAAAGCGGGTCCTATAAGTTGCTTAAGATGACCCATTATACCACCTTCTTCATTAATGGTAACTTCTTGCCCATCTTCTTCACTAGGTACTAAAACTTCTTTAAAGTCTTTTTTAGCTTCTTTACCAATATCAGCTATAATTACTGGGTCAGCTTCTTTTACAATTGCTTCAGGTTGTTTATTACCTAAATTAGCTTGCATATCAAAAACATTAGAAACTGCTTCTGATTTTTCAGGTTTATTATTTGCTGTTTTAACAGCCATACCTATAGTGTTACTTATAGCTTTTTCTAAATCTAAAACTCTATCAGTTAATTTACTTGATACTTTAGATAATAAAGATAATGTTTCTACTTGTTGGGCTTCAAGACTCATTAATAATATTTATTACCCTATTGAACTATAAAGAAGTCCGGGGTAAGAGAAATATTATCATCTGAGTTAGGAATTTTAGTTAAATTATTTTCTAATTCTCTAAGAGCATTTATATAACTAAAAACTTCTTTAAAATTATTAGAATCTATTTCACTTAAAATTTTAACCGTATTATCTATATTTTCTTCAACATTAATTAAATTTTCTCCAAATTGAAATTCATCAATGAATTTAACTAATTCATATATGTAGAGATCACTTATAACATTATTAACATTATTATCAGTAATTTTTTCATTTTTATATTTTCTTAAGATAATATTATTAATTTTATTATCTAATAATAAATTAGGTTTTCTTAATTTAAATGTGAAATCTTCAGTTACCACTTCTTTAGGTTGAAAATTAACTGGTACTTTATTTTTTTCTATAAGATTACTTAAATTAACCTCAATATCACCTTCTTTATGTATATTGTTAATTTTGTTCCTTAATGAAAGTGAAATTGATACTCTATCGACAGTATCTAAATCATCTATATTACCGTTAAAATTTTCTTTAATAATTTTAAATATACAATTATTAAAAAATAATAAAGATAAAGTAGAAGAAAAGCTATTTTCTAGTATATCTTTTTGTTGCTTTAAACTTAGAGGGTAAATTTTGAATTCTTTATCACTAGTAGGCGAATAAAAAGTTATTTCTTTTTTTAAATTTTTTACCTGCTGTAAAATATCGTTAAAATTACTATCTGACATGAATATATTTACATTTAGGTTATAGGAACACCACTAGATTTTTTTGTATCTTTAAATTCATCTTTTAATTTATTAATTAATATTTTTAATTCACTTAATGAATAGTTTTTAAAATCGGTAGTATTTAAATTTAAATTTCTAATAAGATGATATTCTAAATCATATAAGCTATCTAATTCGGTATTAAAGATATTTTTTAAAAAATGTAATATATCACCGTTATGTAAATTTAATTTCATATTAAACAAATTAAGATTATCTTCTCTTAAATTTTTAGCTATTTTTGAAATAATATCAGATATATTTGTATCTGATATTTCATTAAAAATAATATTTTTCTGTTTATTATCTAATTTAGTAAAATTAATTTCACCATTATCTAAAATTATCTTTTCTATTGAAAATATAACATCATTCAATATATTTTCTATATAAAAACTATTAGATTTTTTTAGAACTACTTTATCTGATACTATAATATTTTCATTTATAGATATATTATCTATAATTTGATTTATATCCATATTATAGTTTTTTTCTTTAAAAGTTAAATTAAAATTTTCACCTAATGTTAATGATCTTAAAAACAATAATATTTTTACTTTATCAAATATATTAATATCATTATCCCCTTTAACTGAATTTTTTAAAGTATTTTCAAAAACTTGATTTAATACCCACGGATCATTAGTAAACAAATTTTTAACTAAATTTTTATATTCAAAATAACTTAATTCAGTTATTTCATAATTTTCATAAAAATATTGATTCATTTTAGAAAGGGAATGGATTAATAGCTTTAATAAGCTCACCTACATTTAAATATAGATTACTACTTATTTCATATCTATCATAAACCCACTGAGTATCAAAATTCTTTACATCCTCTTGACCACCATATTGGTAATCTCTAGTACTTACTGTAGTAGGTACACAGTTATAAAATCTCCAAGTTTTTCTTGGTATTTGAGAAATACCTGCATCACTTCTAGTATATTGAACAACGGTTAAATTAACTTTAGGATCTTTTATTCGTTCTGCAGGATTAGTTTGGTCTCTGGCTACCATTCCGAAATGAGATGCCATTATAACCCAAGGTCTTATAACAAAATCGACAAATGATGAATTAGTTTCTCTTAAACTTAAGGTAAACTTATTAGAAGCAAAATCTGATCTATTTTTTAGTATAGTTCCTTGTATAAACCCTCTATTATTATCAATTTTAGCTGAATCTGCTTCTAAACTATCATCCCCTATATTAAATCCATTAGTAAAAATACAACCTACTATAGCTTGACTCTTAAAATTAGTAAGAGTTGCTTTAGGTAAATTAATATCAAAACCTGTACTTTGTACAATAGGTTCTAAATTTTGTAAAACATTTGTTGTTAAACCAATAGGAAAATTATCTATTAAAACTATAAACTGAGTGTTAAGAGGTATAGAAGTATTCCAGGTTTCTAAACTATCTAAAAATCTATCTCTAAAACTAATTAAAGGTACACCTGGTAAATTAGTTCCAAATAACCCTAAACCAGGTTGAGCTAATGAACCACCTACTAGACCATTAGTTTTATTAGCAATACCTTGAACAGCATTGTTTATAGAATTTAAAATACCTGGCATAATAATATTTATGCATAAAAAAAGCTCTCAAAGAGAGCTTTTAAATTTAGATGTTTTAAAAATTATGCTGTCTTTCTAAAGTAATGGTATGCCACTGTAGTTGTAAATTCAACTACTTCTCCAGTGCCTGTAGCATTATATGATTGAGGACCTACATTACGAATAGAACAACCTACTAATTGATATTGTGCTACCCTTTCAAGTTGTTTATCTAATAATACTAAATCAATAACTGCGTCAGCTGTTGGCATAAAATAGTTACCTGTACTATCTGCATCATCAAATGTATCAGCTTGAACTTGTAAGAATTTTTCTCTTAAATTATGAGATTCATCAGATCTAAAAGTTAACGTATACCCTTCACTATTATCATAAGTAATTGTACCTGGAACATTAAAATTTAACCCCATATAAGGTACTTGCACATTACCTATTGTTTTACCAGGTAAAACTGCAGTAGTTGCATATACTAAATCATTTTCATCAAAAGTTACTTCAGTACCACCGCCGAAATTAATATTTAAAACTCTAAACAAATTATTTCTAGCAAAATCTCTAGCTTGTGCTTGTGTATAAAAACCTTGAATTGTCTGTGTTGTATCTGCCATATAATTATTTAATCTTTATTATTATTATATTGATGGGTTCCTAGTTACTAAATATGTAAAAACTGTGTTAGCCGGAATTGTAATAAGTCTATCATCGTTTACTCTTGTGGTTAATAATAACTCGAATACATTAGCACTTATAGGGTAAAAATTTGTTTCAATACCGCTTAAACCTCCTATAGCACTTAGACTAACTGTTGCTAAATCTCCTATATCAGTGCCAAAAGTAGTAACGTGTTGAGTAATAGTAGCTCCTGAACTAACTGTCATAGCAGTACCAAAGCTAAATTTATTAGTATCCACTGCACTTAAAGGACTATCTTGTAAATCAATAACATCTGCACTTAAATCAGCTACATTACTAGATAAAATTATTGAATCTGTACTTAATGTAAATATATCAGTAGTATTTTGAATTATATCACCTTGAGCAATAGTTATATTATCCGAATTAGCATCACTATTAATTGTTAAATCAGCACTTAAATTAATAAAACTAGTACTTAAATTATCTACTCTTGTACCTACTAAGTTAGTAAAAGTAATTTGTTTAGATTTATCCTGATCTACATCGACTATATACAATACGTCTCCGTCTGCAGGTTGGGTTAATATTTCTAAATCTGTTAATTTAGTATCAGGCATAATAATATTTATAAACTAAAAACGTTTAACCAACTAATTCGTTGAAATCTGCTCCAGTTTTTGTTGCGTAGAAATTAACTAATATAAATTCTGCAGCTCTTACCGGTTTAAGATATATATCAACTATTAACTCATTCTGATCAATTACTGTAGGGGTATTATTTCTTTCATCACATACTACTAAGAAATCATAAACACCTTCTGTATTTTTTGCATTCTCAAAAAGAGGGGATAATGTATTCAACACTCTAGTACGAGTTAATAATGTATTAGGTTCAAATACAAAGAACTTAACTGTTTGTCTTGTAGCTTTTTCTAAGTTTAAGAACAGACGTCTTACATTAATTCTA